AGCGCGCCGCCCCGTGGCAGGCCACCCCGCCGGGAGGACCCATCAGAAATGCTGGTACTGACGCACCTCACCAGGCTGGCACTAGCGCACGATCTCATCTCTAACTGCGGCAGCAAGTGCCTCCGCCTGTTGAGCCAGGCTGGCTTCCAGTAGCTGCTCGAATACCCTTTTCGGTAATGTGCCAACTTGCTTTTGCTGGCTTGTAAATGGATATTGCTGGTATGGAACACATGGAGATGACCAAATGAAGCAGATTCTTTTTGCGTGGTTTGTTTTAACAAATACCTTTGCCTGCATTACCGCCAGCATTAATGTGAACAACTCGCTAATGCTTGATTCAGCTGTGCCGTGGATTGTTGGAATTTCTCTTGCAGCAATCACTAATTACTTATTGGCTAAAAAACTGAAGAAAAGCGGGTTTCTTTAGCTCGTGCTTAAGGCATTGGTTTATTCACTATTTCAGGCACTGCGTGCGGATGTAGTCCTGTAGGACACTCAGGGATTTTTGGTCGCTGATGATTCCGGATCGGATACCAAGAACGTTTCGTCCAGCAACTGCAGAGAGTTCGACGGTGGCATCATCGCCCATGCTGGCGGCGCCGGCGGCTTGGGTTGAGGCTGACACTGGACAGCGGCCTTTGACGAGCACCCGGCCACCATTATCAAGCTTGCGCTGCAGAGCATCATTTTGAGCTTTTGCATCTGCGAGTTCCTTTGTGTATTTGGCATCGAGTGAGGCAACATCGCGCTGGCGCACCTGCATATCTTTAATGGTGGCGTTAGCCAGGTTGAGATTCTTGGTGGCATTATCGCGCTGGTCTTTGTAGGTGATGGCGTTGTCGCGATAGTGGTTGATGGCCCAACCCATAGCGCTGATTACCACGATAGTTACCGCACAGGTAACTCCAACAATTCGACTCATAGGAGGATTACTCCAACAAAGACAAACCATCCCCAACCAGACATACCGAGACACGTCAGTATTCCCGCCACAATGAAACAAATGCTGCTTGGGCTCATTGGTCTATCCCCCAGCACGCCAGCGCACTTTCCTGATCGCGCCGCTCGACCTGCCCATAACAGCCATTCTTCTGGCCTTTTGTCAGGCGGCAATCACGTCCACCGTCCTTAATCCACCAGCGAATCGCCTCGCATGCCCCGTGGCGGTCACCGGCATTGATGCGCTTGTAGAACGTGGAAGGGAAGCACTTACCCGGCCCGATGTTGTACGGGCAGAAAGATGCGATCCCGGCCTTCTGCGGTTCTGTCAGAGGCACTTTGATATTGCGATCAACCCAGGCTAATGCCTTATCGCGTTCAATAGCGTTAACCTTCCGGCATTGTTCCTCTGTGGCCGTCATGCCTTTAACAACACGCCTGCCATCGATAACGGTCACGCCGTGACATAAAGACCAGACCCCACCCGGATCAACAACGGCCACCAGCGCATTGCCTTCTTTCTCGCTGATGAATTGGTCGAAAATGAGTGGAGCAGATGCCCCTGACGCGATTAGCGCCAGCACTGCTGCACTGAGCTTTGCTTTGTTCGACATCATTCACCCCGCGCAGCTTTGCGGCGATCCGCTTTGATTTGGAAGTACAAACTCGTTAACCACGTCAGCAAGCCAAACATAAGGCTACCGAGCACACCAATGGCCGCCCATTGTGATGGGGAGACTTTATCGAGGAGCTGAAGTAACCAGTACCCGGTGCCCCCTCCAGATGCGCCGTATGCAATACCCGTTGTAATTTTTTCCATTCGATACATGCTCTCACCTCGCGAGCTTGCGGGTGTTGAATTTAGGGAATAAAAAAGGCCGCCTTAAGGCAGCCTGTTATGTTTGAATAGGATTCAGAGAGGTGGTGGTATTGGACCTTTTAGAACGACGGCTTCACCGTTATGGCAAAGATCGAAGCCTTGTGTTAGGTGCCAAACTCCACTGACGATCTTACCAGTCAGCATGTCTTCGGTTTGACCATGCGAAAAGTAAGCAATCTGGACACAGTCATTGTGTCTAATCCAATAATATCCCTCTTTCATAATTCACCTCTCAAATTGTTTCATTTAGAAGTGTATATGACGATGCAGAACCTGGCGGTCGACAAAACGTTTTTTTGAGGATGTGATGCCGGGTGCCTCCCGGTGACTTATCTCTGGTTATCAAAGTCGCGCGCATACCTGCAGATAGCAGTTAACCAGGCGCCCCACCGCTTAGGGGGATTCATCACATGCATAACTTAATCAAGATGCATTCATTCGGTCAATGAGTGATTTTCGTTGCAAAAAAATGCCTGCTCGGACAAGCAGGCATAAGAAGCTAAGTTGGCAAAAACTCAGGGTGTGGTGCCGGGTGCCTCCCGGTGGAAATGTTTACAGCATTAATTTCCGCGCGCTGGTTGGACACTCTGGAGAAATGTCCTGCTGAATCGCCCCTCCGCTTAGGGGGATCCACCACAAAATCGCTTTCAGAAACATCCATTCCGCAGGATGCTTTAGAAGCATATGCATGAGTTGGAGAATACACAATGCAATCAGACAAATATATCCGTTCTGATGCCAATTCCTAGCGGGGTACAGGTTGATCTATAAGGCCCTTTATTTCATTAGCTGTTTGGCTAAATCTATCCTCTTCCAGTTCTACTCCGATGGCCTGGCGGCCCAGTTCAATGGCTGCTTTAACAGTTGATCCCGAGCCCATAAAGAAATCAGCTACCACATCGCCGGGCCGGCTGCTGGCGTTGATAATTTGCCGCAACATATCAGCGGGTTTTTCGCACGGGTGTTTACCTGGATAGAACTGGACTGGTTTATGGGTCCATACGTCCGTATATGGCACGGCAGCTGTCACAGAGAAATGCCGCCGAAGTGATTTGTACTCTTCGAGCAGCTCTGAATATTTGCGATTCAACGAATGCCACAGAGCCACCAGCTGGTGGTGTGGTGTTGCCAGTTCGCCGTTCTGGTGCTTTTCGATGGCTACCTGCGTGAAAAGGGACTGAAGTTTCCGGTAATCTGATTCATTCGGTAATTGCCACTGGCTACCGCTGAACCAGTGAGACACCATGTTCTTCTTTCCAGTCGCATCGGCTATTTGTTTTGAGGATATGCCAAGCGCTTCACGTGCATCCCGGAAATAAGAAATTAGGGGAGTCATTACATGCTGCTTCAGCTCGCTTCCCTTCTCAGCGTACCCGTCGCTCTTTGGTTTATACGGACCCTTGTAATGCTCAGCGAACAGGATGCGCTCTGTTGCAGGAAAGTAAGAGCGCAGGCTCTCTTTATTACAGCCATTCCAGCGGCCCGACGGTTTAGCCCAGATGATGTGGTTCAGGATGTTGAACCGCTCACGCATCATGATCTCAATGTCTGCCGCCAGGCGGTGACCGGAGAAAAGATAAAGACTGCCAGCAGGTTTAAGCACTCGCCAGAATTGTGCGAGGCACATATCAAGCCAGCGAAGATAATCCTCATCCCCTTTCCATTGATTGTCCCAGCCGTTGGGTTTCACTTTGAAGTACGGGGGATCCGTGACTATTAGGTCAATGGAGTTGTCAGGGAGAGTGGCGATGTATTCCAGGCTATCAGCGTTGGCTAACTCAACACTGTTTATATTTACAGTACTTTTCATAGATCAATAAGCGTAACTCTGATAGGCTCTCTTTGCTTTTGCGCTAAAGCAATGGGCCTTGGTTAGCTTGTGACCTGAAAGCATGAGCTGATGGCTGGCCGGGTGCTACAACACCCTCCAGCCGCCCATTTCCACAGCAGATTCCCTCCAGTCCGGAGGCGTTTAATAAAACAGATCAGAATCACTGATAACTCTAACCATCAGCTTTTTTTTCGTTTCCTCGCATATATCCTAATTTATTGATCGAAGTCTCTTACATCCGTATAGGTTTAGCGATAAATGTTAATTGCCAGTTATTGCTGGCTTAAACATTCAATGGAGGAAAAATGTTATCAGCTAAAGATGATGCATTCATTTTAAAATCAGATGGGTCAAAACTTGGTCCCTATAAAGCTAAGTTTGCAGGTGATACGGTCATTGTGAATGACCCAATGGCAGACATCGATGATGGTGATACTGTCATGCGTATCTTGCCGAATGGAAAAGAAGAGCATAAAGAAATTTACAAAGCTAACTTCCACGACCGTGGTATTGCTGGATTTGGCCCTCATTTTCAGCTTAAGGTCGGTCCTAAAAAAACGGTCCCTGCCTTTTCATCACAGCAAATCAATATTCATGGTGGCAATGTTCAGATCGGAGATCATAACCGCCAAGAGATTACCACTAGCATCGAAACCTTGAACAATCTCATTAATAGTTCTCAGGCTACTACCGAGCAAAAGGAAGAAGCAAAGGGGCTGCTGCGCAAGCTGGCCGAGCATCCACTTATTACGGCCATAGCCGGTGGCGCTATCGGTCTTTTTTAAAATACAAAACCCGCTCAGTGGCGGGTTTATATACTTTTGGCAAGATATCAAATTAGCTTCAAATATCGCTTATTTTGTTGCATTTTGCAAGCCCAATTGAGGGAGTTAGTGAAAGTTACCTCACATTTCCGCCACTTTCAGTTCTTGGTACTCTTCGTACCGTGACAAAATTTCGCTTAGTGCCTGGCTGTCCATTTCAGCAAACGACGCTTTGAAAGCCGCCCAGTGGCCTGAATACACTCTAAGCCAGGTGGAACGCTCAACGCTGACCATGCGCGCCAGAGCTGCACCAGCATACTCTTGATAGGTATCGTTATTACGCGAGGCAGCAACTTCTTGCGCCGCCAGCCAAACAAGCCCAACCAGTTTTTTAGTGACACGGTCCTGGATTTTTTTGCCGCTATGCTGACGCTGGAACTCTTCCCATACGTGCTGGCACATTAACCTCTGGTACCGGAAAGCGAGGTCATGCCCATAGCAGTACCGCACCCATGCCTGCAAATGCTCCCCCAGACCATTGACCGAACGACGCCATGCTGAACAAGCGAACTCCGCATCCTTAATAGGCGGTAAAGGTCGGCGACGGCTCCTTGTCTCAATAACATAAAGCGGAGTGGCCAGAGTTTTTACAACCTTCGATCCACTACCTTCCCCACCCTCCATGACGATTTCAGGATGGTGCCGGGGGTATTTATTCTTATCTGCTGGTGGATGCTCACTGAACGCCTGCAGCTGTCCTTTTGTCGATCCTGATAAATCCGCCAGCGCGCGGCGCAGTTCAATCCGCGTATATTCCAGTTCTTGTAAATTCATTATGCTCAGCGCTCCATACAATTACGCTTTTGTTATTACGCCGATCGCCAACGCTCGATTCATAAACCGGAATAGCAGCTCCAGCTGGGTACCGTGCTTTTTCTCGAACGCTGCAACATCAGCATGTAATTTGTCGTGACACTCTCTGCACAGAGGGATCACAAACAAATCGTGGGCTTTAGTGGAGGTACCGCCCATGCCGTGACCAATGACATGGTGTGGATCATCCGCTGGCCGCCGGCAAGCTTCACAGGGCTGGGTTTTAACCCACCGGGTATAGTCCTCATTCACCCACCTGCGGTGTTTTGGGCGCAACATGAATGATTCAGGAGATTCAGGATCCGCATGCAGAGCCAGAACCTTTGGCTGGTCATAGGCCACTTCCTGATTTGCTCCATGCTTTAATTTCGCAGCCGTGACTGCAGGGGTGACCTTCTTCTGCAAAATGCTTTTTGCGGGGGGCATCGGCACAATGTCACTTTCTCGATATACGGATAAAAACGGCTCGTCCGGTAAGCGAAGCGCACGCAGGGCCATCCTTTCCGTGATTGCATCAGCAATGCCTGAATAAACGGCCCACCAGCACAATTCACCGAGGGATAATTCACGCTCGTTGTTATAGCCAAGCGATGACAGGATGGAACTGATCAGCCAGTTAATGAGATTACGCCGGGCCAGCTCTGCCAGCGCCGAGGTGGTTTGATCGCGCAGCTGGTTATCGCAATGCCAACAGAGCAACATTGATCCAGGGGGATGTCGCATCGTTACCAGCTCATGATGGTGATAATCAGTGTGCGGGTACTGGCATTCCTTCACGTTACGCTCTAACCAGGATTCCAACGCGTTCAAACCGCCTGCTGCACGGATAACTCTCTCGTCGGTGAAGAATCCCTCGAGGGACTCATCTTCTGCCAGCGGCTGCCTGGCATCAGGGACGAGCCCCGACGGAAGTCCAGCCATGCTTTTTGGCTGAGGCTCCACCAGCACACGCCCCTGTTGAAACAGAGACATCAGTTCGCTACCCGGCTTTAACACCACAAGCCCCAGGCGCGGAACAGTCTCGGCTGTAAACAGTCCTCTCACGCGGCATGCCCCTTAGCGATGTGTGCCGTCCACAGGCCACCGATCCACTCGATGCCTTTGGGTGTAAAACGTGCCTGGCTAAAGGCGTAGTTAGTTTCGCTCGAAGTGCCAGTTTTAACTTCAAACCGCCCGGCGGCAATGTGCTGGTGCCGCGGTGTCAGCACTCCGCCAAGCCGGTACATAATGTCGCTCTCAATGAGGAACAAGCGAAAATCGGTCTCTTTGGCCTGCAACAGCTTTGCCACCTGGCGGAAAGACATTGAGCCTTTAGCAGTACAATACCGATCGACAAACTCAACTTTCGGCGCGGCAGCGGCTAACTGCTGGGCCAGTTGTTCTCTCTGCTCGGCCAGATCCGCGGCGAGGCGTAATGCCTCCGGCAATGTTTGCGGGACACTTACGGCCTGACTGTTCTCCAGCTCTTGCCAGCGATCGACAACAGCGGCGGTAAATTCTGGCGACAGCCGGGCGACGATCACCAGAGAATCACGTTTGTTGAACCAATACTCCTCGTATGTTTGCCCGTTTTGCGGGTGTGTGTAGGGGGTGTGCGCCAACGGCGCGGTTAAAATACCAGCAGATGCAAGGCGCTCAGCTGAGCGCTTCACATCACCATGTTTGCTCTGCACCAGCCTGGCAATTTCACGGCTGGACATCGTCACAACACCCTTTGCGGTTAACTGATTCATGCTATTTCTCCATATCAGGCGGCTGCACCCGCCTTTTGATTTGCACATAATTCAGGAAGATTTGCTTCTACAAGCGCACGAGCGAACGGCGGCGGTACTGCGTTACCGCAGCGCGCTACCTGCTTGTCTTTGGCGTAACGATTGCCGCGATAGTCCTGATCGATAACGTAGCCGTCAGGGAAGCCCTGCGCCTTATAAAGCTCATGCGGTTGCAGCATTCGCATTCCGATATCGACGATCTGGTACTTAACCCCCTCGATCGTCACCAGCCATTCATCCTCGCTATCACCGCAGTAGGTTTCGAGGAATGTACGGACCTCGCCAACGTGCTGACCACCAGCGGTAATCGTCGGCATAGGTGTATCCATGGTCTGACCGTCGCGGCAGGTTCCGCGCAGCTTCACCAGGTGAGACGCAACTACCGCGTGATGATCAACAGTAGTGACTGAGTGGGCAGGCTCATCCATACCAACACCCGGCCCCGTGTAATTTCCACCATAGTGCTTAGCCAGGAACGCGCTCACCGTTGCAAACTTATTACCACCAGCAGTGACCGTGCCAAGCGGGTTATTCAGTTGAAGAACTCGCGGTTCTTGCCCTGGCCGTTCGCCGTACCCCATCTGGATCAGTGTTGGGGTTATCAGCTGCGATTTACCTCCACCACCTGCAGTAATCGTCGCGCTCGGTTCGTCAGCCCTGTGCCCAACACTGGCGCCAAACTGGCGGGCGATGACCGGCGCAACCAGACACGCGCGGGACTGCTTGAGGATTGTATGAGCGGGTTTATCCAGCGGGCGCGGCTTTGCCTGGTACTCACTGCCGCCATTGCCAGCCAGGAACGGTGTCAGGGCGGACTCAACTACGCCAAGCGCATGCCCATTCCCGCCCGGGCGCGCCGACGTACCAGCGGTGACAGTTGAAACCGGCTCGGTCACTGGCTGCCCGGTGGCCCCGGTGCGGAATTTAGTCAGGTGCGGTACCGCCAGCGCATAGCCGTGGGTTTTCGTGATGGTCTGTAAAGGAGCCTCAATCTCCTGCCCACGGAAACAATCATATTTGCCGTGTGAGGTGGTGTGGTTGCACTTAACGATAAACGGCGAAGCATTCTCGATAACGAAACGCTGGATGCCGCGGGCTATACGTTTGAGCGTATTTTCCGCCAGCGGCTTTTTGCGGTCGAAGATGGACCGGGCCGGGATATTCCAGTCAATGCACTCCGCCGCGGTACGCCATGGCGCCAGCTTGCCGCTTTGTACTTCCAGTGATTTTGGATCCCCGTGAGTCGCTTCAGGCCAATGAATCTTGCGGCCGTCACAGCGCATGACCATGAAGAAACGCTTTCTTATCGTCGGCGCGCCGTAGTCACAAGCGCGCAGCTCACGATAATCGACCTCATAGCCAAGCCCGGCGATCAACTGTTGCGCCTGCTGGCCGTGCGGCTCAATGGCAAGAAATTCGCAAACCTCAGCCAGTGCTGGGTGATTCGCCGCGACACCAGTCGACAGCATGCCGACAAATGCCTCGAATGTTTCACCAGCACGCTCAGGATCCGGGCGTAATTCTTCATCCAGCAGCGGGCCCCATGTCTTAAATTCTTCGACGTTCTCCAGCATCATGACTCGGGGACGTACTGCCAGCGCCCAGCGCAGGACAATCCACGCCAGCCCGCGAATCTCTTTCTTAACTGGCTTAGCGCCCTTCGCTTTGGAAAAGTGGCGGCAGTCAGGGCTAAACCAGGCCAGGCCGACATGTTTACCGCTGGTGGCTGCGCTTGGGTCAACGTCAAACACCGACTCGCAATAATGCAGCGTGTCAGGGTGATTCGTCTTATGCATAGCAATAGCGTTTTCGTCGTGGTTGATAGCGATATCCACGCTACGCCCGATCGCCAGTTCAATGCCGGTACTCGCGCCGCCGCCACCAGCAAAGTTATCAACGATAATTTCACGCATTGACGGCCCCCTGCATGCTGTTGAAGAGACCACCAGCGGTCGTGATAATTTCACTCGTCGGCATACGTTCGAGCCACAGCTGGTTGATATTGGCTTTCAGCTTGTTCTGCTGTGAAACAGGTAGAGCGTCAGCCCCTTCAATCTGGTTAAACACCAGTCCAACCTCAAGAGGCCAAACGCGCGATTCGTTTAACGCCTTGTCCTTTGATTCCTGCGTCTCACGGACATGGGCGCGGATCCCCCGAATATTTGACCATTTGGCTTTATCCAGGCTTTCCATGGTCGCGATGAATTCACTGTGGTTAATGCCGTATTCTTTCGCAGACTCAACGGCAACCGTGCGTAACCGCTCTGACATGTCTTGTTTCACGTCATCGCTATCAAAGCGCAATGTTTCCAGCCATGCATTAACACCCACCAGGATGCTCTCGCTGATCAGCTTTTTCGCTCTGTCGATCGTCAGCGGTGAAACATTGGTAAATTCAGGGGTTTCCAAAGAGTCGGCAGCCCAAGTATGACCAAACTTTGACTCGCTGAAGGTGTACTCACCTTTCTCGCCGAACGCCGCGACAACACAGGCCCAAGCCTCTACACCACTGGTTTCAAGAATGGCTTTTTGGGTTAATGGCAGTTCTGCCTCTGATTTCTCCGGCACTACCTCAGCGTCCAGCTCCGGCGCCGCATCAGTTTGCGTTCTTCCCACTGCAAACTGGGCCAGCGACATCGAAGCGCGGCCTTTGGCCTCCAGATCGGTGCGGTTGATGTAACTGAAACGCTCTCCCCGCCATGTTTTGTCGAATACCACGATAGCGCCAGCAAAAAATGCGCTGGTGGGCTGCTGCTTTCCGTCTTTCGGCACGAACCATGTAGGAAGATCGAAACCAATTCGGCCACGGATGAATGTGACGTGATCTGCCTCTTCCGGCCACCACGTCTCACTCGTCGCAGACTTAATGAGAAAAACGTACCGTCCACCCTTTTCTCGCATTGCCATAGCGTGGTTAATGATGTGGGTCATTCCGGTAACGGCCTGCTTGTCGTGGTACTGAGAGCGGCTGTAAGGCGGGTTGCCAAACCCGGCACCACCGAGTTCTGCCAGACGCTCTGACCAATCCTGCGTCAGGGCATTATCTTCAGCCGTGTACCAGGTTGGGCACTTCGCGTTGCTGTCGTCGGCAAAAAGGTCCAACACCAGAGGGCCGAACATCGCATTGATACCCCAAAACAACAGATCCGGAGTGCGCCATTGATCGCCGACCTCTTTCAACTCATGGGCTGGTTTTGAACGCAGTTCAGCCAGCGCGCGGCAGTATTTGCTTTCAATCATCCTCTGAACCCCTCTGGAATTTTGGTATCTACCGGGCCGAACTTCATCGGGTCATGTTTCTTCTCGCCCCAGCTTTCACGCGGGGGACGGCCTTTCTTATCCCAGCGGATCCCGCTTTGCAGATAACCCTCAAATTTTTTCGGCCCAAACAGAGTTTCAGGCCGCATGTACTGATACTGCGCGTCGTTGCCGTTCCAGTGTTCATGCTTAAGGTCAATCACCAGCGTTAAGTCGCTGACGGTATAACCTTCACGCAGACGGGCACGTATGTTCTCCAGAGAGGTTTTAGATTTCTTGTACCGGGAGCCGCTAACCTGGTTCAAATGAGTTAAAACCAGGATGGCGTTATCAGTGATCAACACTTCAGGGTCTGGTTGCGGCGCAACCGGACAAGAGGGGTTAATGATCTGTTTGTGATGATCTGAGTAATGATCTGTATAGAGAATAGGTTCCGCGACTTCGCGGTTAGGGTTCTGCGGTTCTGCGTTTTCGGTTCCGTGATTTTGCGGAATAGGTTCCGCGACTTCGCGTTTCCCGTTCCGCGATTCTGCGGAATCCAGTGTTACAGGGAATAAAACGTTAATTAGCGCTTCGCCGTTAATGCGGTAATGCGTTTTTTTTGTACCATTTACCTGGCGCTGGGTCTTTTGAACTACGTCAGGAAGCCAACGAGTGCAAATCTTGTTTACCAGGCGCTGTACCTGATCTTCACTTACCCCTCGAATCTCAGCGGCAAGCTCACTGTGTTCTTTGTAGAACCAGCCATCATTCAAGTCGGATTTACCTGACCAGAACACAAGTTGGTTTAGAACAGCACCTAAGGCATGCGCCTGCTGGTCACCTGAGAAAAAATCGAGGTAAGGCACCGGAATGGTGATGCAGTTCCGTTGTCCCGATAGCGATTGAACGATTTCGAATATCTGGCTCATGTTCGTTCGTTATCTCCCTGAATTTCTGCCTGAATAACTCAAGCGGGCTGAAGCATTCGTGCTCATACCCTGCTCGCAGGTAGATAACACGCCGCGTTTCAGGCTCCCACCGGATAACCCGAACGGGGATACCTCTGTGGTCTTTGAACCTTCGGTTAACTTCGCGCATAAGCGTTTCGCCTTCCTGTAGTAAACCCCCACAATTGCGACCGCCCGACTGTGGTTACATGGCACCCAGCGGTTTGCTATTCTGCGTTCATACCGAAACAACGGAGCGCCCGGTACCGGGATCATCCTGAGTTGCGGTAAACGGTTAAAAGCCGTTAAACTGGTCATGCGGATTACTTCTCCATACAAGATTTATCTGCCACGACGCCCGGAGCTGCACACTCGCGGGCGTCACTCTTTTCCGGCGCGCAAAACACACGGAAAAGCAGCGTCAAATGTTCCTGCCACTTAGTCATAACCTGATAGCTGTTCTCCTCTATCTGTGCCCGTTCAGTCGCATCGATGATGCCGTCTGCTGTCGCTTTACGGATGTAATGCGAGTGCTTGCCGATCCACTCAATGGATTCCATTAAGCGCTGGTGAATATCACCGTTATCAATCTCTTCCACTTCTGCCAGCGGCACGAATACACCGTGCGAATGCCGTGCTACTGCGTCAGCGATATGGTTTGATCCACCAGCACTCTGCAGCACCATCGCCCACCCAAGTGGGAAAATCTGATCCCCTTCAGTACGCAGGCGGTTGAACAATGCGTTTTCAGTGACTCCCAGCCATTCCGCCGCTTCGCCATATCCACCAGGAAGCTCAGTGATGGTCTTTTTGATAGCGGCCACCAGCCAGGATGGTTGCTTATCGACTTTCCATTCAGGCTCTATACCCACGGTTAATCCCCTACTTCTGTGGTACTAAAACTGGAATACCCTGTTACTGTTTCGGATAAATATCCGGTCGAAGATCTGATTTGGTGATAGCCCGAGCAGTGGCTGACTCCAACTTCTTAGCCAAGGAGAAACCCGCTTTTTTGTACCCGTTGAACACCAAACGCAGGTAGCCAGGGGTAGAACCAACACTACCTGCCAGCTTGCTCTGCTGCTCTTTGGTTAAAGAGTCCCAATACTCTTTCATAATATGTACCTCCTGTGTACATATTACACGAATAAAATGAACCATCAAGGTACTTGTACCTTTCCGGTACAAGCTGTGTAATTTCAGAATGAAAACTATCCAAGAGATACGGCGCTTAAACGCCAGAAAATTGCGAGATGGTGTTGGTGGAAATTCGTATTTTGCCAACATGATTGATCGCGAACCGACCCAAACGAGCAGGTTTATGGGGGAAGGTGCTACCAAAAATATTGGTGACGCAATGGCACGCCATATCGAAAAGTGTTTCGATCTCCCGCAAGGATGGCTAGATAAGGAACATCAAACTACTAATGTTGCAAAAAATCCTGATGTTTCCGACACTAATAGAAATATTACTATGGTTCCGGTTATATCCTGGGTGCAGGCAGGAGCATGGACCGAAGTTGGCTATGCTGAGGTAGATTTGAATAGTACAGAGACTTACCCTTGCCCTGTTCCTTGTGGCCCGATGACATATATTCTCAGAGTTATCGGCGATTCCATGATCTCGGAATATCGCCCTGGGGATATGATTTTTGTTGATCCAGAGATTGCAGCCGTTCATGGCGATGACGTGATCGCTTTGATGCATGAGACGGGAGAAACAACCTTCAAGCGTCTAATTGAGGATGGGGGTCAAAAGTTTCTTAAGGCTCTAAATCCGAACTGGCCAGAGCCTTACGTCAAAATCAATGGTAACTGCTCAATAATAGGTACCGTGATATTTTCCGGAAAACCAAGAAGATATAGAACAAAACCTTAATGGTTTCCTAATGAACCTGCTTCGGCAGGTTTTTTTATACTTGACAATGTACCCTTGCGGTACATAATGTACCAATAAGAAACAGCGAACTGGCAGGACGACCACGAAGTAGCCGCCCGGGGCAGATGAAGACCGGGATGATTCGCGCAATCACGTTAGATGACGGGGAAGTTATGGAATTTAAAGAGTTACCGACAGACGTTCAGAAAACAGCAGCTCACACACTGCATTCTGTGCTGAGAGACATCGGGAAAGATATAGAAACCGAGCCAGCAAAAGATCTGGCCCGGAACATCAAGACAGCTTTCATTGAGCTTTATCAGGTGGGTACTGGCTCTGAAACTATCGAGACCAAGACCGTATATTCGCCAGCATTCACGCTGAAACCAGAAGCACTATCAGGCGAGGTAAGCATCGAGATTGCCAGCGAACTTCTCCCGGTAATACGAGAAACAATTCGCCGTCGCGGTTTGGATGGAAGTTACGATCATGACGTCCTGCAAGTTCTCAGGACAATGGTGACTTCACTGGGGATTTGATCCCTGCGTCCTCTAGCCTTTTGATATAGCGGTCCTCCAGGAAGCGGTAAATTTTGTCGAAATCATCTTTACCTTCTGGTTTATCAAGGGGATTACAGGACTGGTGTGTAGCGGCATACATTTCAACCGCTTTATCAAAAACATAAGTGACAAATTCTTCTTTAGTCATATTGATTTCCTTCCTGGTTATGCGAGCTGAGAAGGATACCACCGAGCCTGAAGTGGTGAAAAGACAGGCACACAACATGAAAGCGCACTCCATCAACTATCGGTTGTGGATGACAGGTAAGCAAACAGGCGGAGTGCGCTTCCAGTTGTGGTAATGCGGCTCTGCGCACGTGACGAGGCCAACAAGTTTTTATTTCAACTTTTGAAATGAATACGTTTCTTGAGGTGTAGCGTCGCCGGTTCTGGCCGGTCCGGCAGGTGGAGGCACCACCGCCACAACAAAATCATTGCTGTGTGTAGTCTTTGCCCATCACATCGGTGGGCACCTTTTTTACACAAGAGACAAGGGCATCACCGGGCGACGGGCTCATTCCCCAATCCACCCGGGCGCAGAAATGGTGGTTGCAGCCGTCAGTGCTACGCAGGTGCCCTTTTCTGTTGTGTATGGAGAAGTTCCACTGGCGGTGGCAGCCGCCTCACTGAGGGTTAAACCATGAGTAATGACCGCATGACCGTAGTGCCCGATTTCCTGGGCGAACTGGATGCCGGCGTGTTCATGAATAAGATCGCGGCAGCTTTAAACACTACCGCGCTTGGCGTTCTGAACAACGGTACCAAAGGCAAAGTAGTCCTCACCTTTGATATTGAGCGTATGGGTAACTCCGTCGAAGAAAAGCGCGTCAAGATCAAGCACAAGCTGAACTACGTCACCCCAACCCCGCGCGGTAAAGCCTCCGAAGAAGACACCACCGAAACACCAATGTGGGTTAACAAAGGCGGCAAGCTGACCATCCTGCAGGAAGATCAGGGGCAGCTGTTCGGGATCAACGGCGGCGTTGACGGAAAGCTTAAAGCGGCACAGTGATCCGCAGCAGACAAATCACTGACATCCGATTGACCACATATTAAGGAAATTTTATGTCCCAGATTTTAGACGGCAATGCCCTGCAGCAAGTGAAAGACCTGGTTCTTTCCGGTTACCACCTGGATGCAGCAAAAGTTACGGCATGCCCGACTGCCCTGCTTCCTGAAGGTGTTAACGTTGAAAGCCTCGAGCGTTTCGAACTGGAGCGTTTTCGCTTCCGTGGCGCCATGACCACAACCAGTATTCCTGATTTTGTGCGTTACGCAGCAGGCTACGCCAACGAAGCCGAACCAGCGCGCTGCTTTATCGATGCTGACAACATGACCGCACGCTCTGTCTTCAACATCGGTACGTTGGCTAACCCTGGCCATGCTGATAACGTCGCCTCTATCACCCTCAAAAAGACAGCACCATTCCGAGCCTTGCTTCAGGTAAACGGCAATCGTCTGGGCCAGAAAGAAATTGCTGAATGGCTGGAGGACTGGGCCGACTTCCTGACCGCATTTGATGCCGACGGGAATGTGTTGTCCATCGCGCAGGCAGCTAGTGCCGTTCGTCG